TTCTCAACACATCAACTAAAAATGAAAAGTCTTTTGTAAAGGTTTCTGATTGTGTTTTCATAGCTAAATCTACAAAGTTATGTAATAGTTTAAGGGCAATATCATCAACAGCAGACTCTATAAACTTATTAGTCTGTTCCTTTTCAACTCGTTTTTGAAACTTGGTGTCTTTAACACCTGTGTTTTCTTTGTTCTTAATCCGGTCTGTTGGAAAAAGGATAATATTGTCATCACTCACTATATTTTTTCGCCTTTGAAATTAACTTTACCTTTATCAGCAAAGTATTCTACTAGCTGATTATAACCACCAATCAACTCACCATCAATTTTAATTTGTGGCATAGTTCGTACTTGTTTACCAACTGCCTCATATAATTCTTCAGGAGAATTGAAGTCTTTACCAAACATCTTTTCTTCGTAGGTCAACCCAAGGCCTTTTACCAAGGCCTTTGATTTATCACAATAGACACAATTTGGTTTACTGTATATTACTATTGTCATTATTATCTTTCATTATTTCTTTGTACTTAACTTGTGCCTTTTCTTTTAAGTTATAAGCATCAACAGCTTCTGCAATTGTGAAGTTGTACATCTTATTATACTCACCTAAAGGCAATCTTAAGCCAATCCAAACTCTGTAATATCCGTTTTTAGTAAGTGTAACATCTTGTTTAAAGATTTCATAACCTCTAACAGGTGTATTACTAATTTTATTTACTAAAATAGATTCTACTTCACTTACAACTGTTTTAGTATTTGTTTTACCAAGTTCAGTTATAAACTGTTTAGATTCTTTGTTCATTTCGCCTGCAATAATATCGGCCAATTCAGATTTTGCTAACATCTTACCTTTTTCGATTGCTAATTGCAAGTCAGGAGATACTGCTGTCGCCACACCAAAGATACACATTTTATCTTTATCTTTGCCAAGCCAAGGAGTATCACACGCCTTACTTTCAGAATAGTCAGCCATGTACCATTTAGGAACAGTATTCATAACTTTACCTGATTCTGATTTGATTTTATATGTTTGGCTACAAGCTGACATTAAAACACCAACTGCACCAATCAATATTAGTTTACTTATTTTCATATTAACCACTCTCTTTCATAGTATATACTAAATTGTCTAAAAAGTCAAGCGTGGATTGTACATAACCCCAGGCGTCTTCACTAGATACATCATATAATATAACTAAAACGAGAGCAATAATGATTGTATATCTTATCATTATTTCACCTCCCACTTGCCGTTTTCAGTTAGACAAACCGTACCAAACGACTTAAACGCATGGTTGCCTCTATCGTACTTTCTACAATAAACTGGTGTATTCATTTCTGCATAATAAAAATCTGCAAATAGTTCCCAATAAGTAGGACCGTCAAACTTTTTTCTACCATCAGCACATTCTAATACTTCTTCTTTAATAACTTCGTCACCAACTTGTTTTATTGTAACTTTAATAAAACAAAACTGACCACCTGTATCTTTAGGGTCAATTGGTATAATTTTATGATAATCTTTTGCAACTGCAATACCTGTAACTATCAAAAAGATAATTAATATAAAAGTCCAAGTGAGATATTTTCTCATATTATACCATGGGTCAAGCATATTTTTTCAATTCCTCAATACTTTGCTTAGTATTATATATCTCTTCCTCTAAAATGTCAATGGTGGATTGGCTGTTGGTTATTTCAATCTCCTCTTGCTTTTCCTTGACTTCGTTCTCTAATTGTTCTATTCTATCATTGTATCTTGTTGTATAATTAGTCATGTTTTTCTACCCATTGTCCGTCTGGCAACTGACAAGCAGTACCAAATATTACCTCTCTTTTTACACCGCCTACACCAACTAACGGCCAACTATTTGTTATATCTACTGTAGCGTCATAATCTTTACACTTAATAGGACCTTGTGTATAAGACCTAGTTACTTTAATTATACCACTATTACCTGTTTTACTGTTATACCAATTTGTATAACTTTGACCATAATTTGGTGATGTATTTAAATGGTCAACAAATACTGCGTTGTGTACATCATAATCTGATTTGTACATAATTTCTGCACCTGCAAATGAACCTATAACGGCACATGAGGCTATTGCATAAGGATTATCTACACCCATAGCAACACAAGCACCTGTTGTTGTACCTGCACCTAACACGGCGCCTGTCTGTGACCTATTTAAACTGCAATTGGTCAGGAACACCAATGACAGTCCTAATAATAGTACCGATTGGATTGATTTCATATTTACCTTCTTCATTTTTTTTAAGTGTCGAGCAAGCTGTCGTCATGGTCAACACCAGAATAATCATAGTTAGTCTTTTCATATTTTCCTTTATCGTTAGCGACCAATAAACAATCTGCTTGAATTGTTTGTATCATATTATCTATTTCAGCTGTGCTTGACTTAACAGGTCCGTATTTCATATCACGCAACCTGTCAGCCATAACTTTTATAGAATCTACCTTATCGCAAAATTGACTAATTTTGTGAATCATTATTTGTAACCTTTTTAAATAAATTTAAAATAGATTGTTTTGTTCTAGCAAGTTGGTCTTTACCATCTTGCCAACCTTTTTTTTGAAACTCAATTGTTTTGTTTTTTTCAGTTTCAAACCAGTTTACAACCGGATTTGCCTTTGCAATACCTGTAATTAACATAAACGCCAATCCTGCAATTGCAATCATTATTGTTTCTTTTAGCTTCATACTTTCCTTCCCGCTGTTTTAATGTCCTCTTTAGCAACTACCATATAAGGACCTTTATTATACGCTGGAGCAATTGTATATGCTTTGCTCGCCTCAATCTTCCAACGATTGTCAGGTTTTGTACCGCCTTGACCAATTTTATTTGACATCTGTACTTGTGGTTTTGAAGCTTCGTATGTTCTCTCTGCTATATCAATTGTATATCTACCATCAGTTGTCAATTTAATTCTACCGTTATCATCACAATCAAAACCTAGTTTTTGTAAATACTTTATATGTTTCTTTAAAGCGTCTTTATATGCTTTCGTAGGTTTTTTGTTTCTCAACCTACGAATAGCACCACTAGAATTATGTGTGTAGATAATTGCCATTAGACCATCGCCTCGACTCTTTCTTCTAAAGTCTTTGCGTTTTTGTCTTCGTCTGAAAAACCTTCAACGCCAAAGTCATCATCAATTTGTTTTTGAGCAAATGTTTTACCAAATACTTTCATATAAAAATAGTCTTTAGGATTAGGTTGTGACCAAGCGGTAAGTAGATTATCAAAATTAATATCTACATTGCTTAATGTTTGTGGATTACTTCTTTTTAAAGCAATCATATCTTTTAACATAGCAACTCTATGTTTGTAAGACGGTTTCTTAGACTTCTCGTCTTTTACAGTAGCTTCTTTAAACTCTGTATAAATCATTTCTTTTGTGTATTCAAATTGTGCCATAATGTATATGTCCTTTCACTTGTTAATAATATCTATTACCATACCATAAATCGTCTGGAATGGCAAGCCCCTAAAAAAAGCGTGATTTTACTCGCTTTTCTCAGAAAAAAACTCTCTAGGATGCACCAGGATTGACGAATCGAAGCTATCGTGTATCATTGTATACCCCCTTTTTTAGGTTCTCCTGCAACTCCCCATTGATTGTGCCTCTCATCTGTCATCTGTTTTATGTGTTCCTCACTATAACCTTGATGGTAGGCGTCTTTTTGAGATTCGGCTTCTGCCCACTTCTCAAACTCATCTACTTCTTTTTTCTTAAAACCGATATACTCATTGATTTTATCTACGATAAGATACCTAGGTTTTTGGTCTTCAACTAGTTTCTTAATCTCTTGTAGTTCATCAATATATTGTAACATATCAATCATAATTAACTCCCATTAAATGCTTCTTCATCACCAGTATTAGATGATGTTTCGTTATCTTTATCTTCACTACTCATTAGTAAAACAATATAGTGAATTGCTTTTAGTAAGTCTTTTCTATTCTTACCAGCTTTCTTACCATACCTACAAAGGTATTTGATAGCATTGGCTTGACAAAAATCTTTATCAATATTCAAGTGTCTTAACATATCTTGCACTTGAAAACCATCTTTTGTGGTACTATAATGTTCACCATATGTACCTTTTATGTAATCGTGTATTTCTTGTACTATTTTATCTTCTTTGTATTTCATAATTAATCATTCATCCAATCTGTATCTTCTTGATACTCATTCTTTTTTATAACTTTATCTATCTGTACAAAATAACACCAGTATTCACCAAAGGTTACTGCACCGGTATAATTTAATTCTGTATCATATGTTTTTACACTAGCCGCCGAATCTAACTCAGCTGCTATATCAGTAGGTTCGGTTGCAATACCAATATTAGTTATTACTCCTTCTCTACCTTTTTTATCTTCAATTGTATCACCTATATTAATTATCATAATATACCTCCCATAAATTTAGTTACTTCTTTATTAAAATCTCTTTTGAAAAATTGTCTTGTATTATATCTTTGACCATAATCTTCTATAAAACTCATACCGTCACCAGTATGGTCTGTTACATCTTTACCAAACT